AAAAATAGATGCTGAGTTAATGATTGATGGTGTCTTGTTTAGACAAGGTGAACTCAGACTAAATAACATTTACATTACAAGAGAAAATGAAAAGATTGACTACGAGGTTATATTCTTTGGTTCTACTCGTTCTCTCGCTACTTCTATTGGTGAGGGAACTTTAAATGAATTAGACTTATCAGCTTATGACCATGACCTTACATCAAATAATATTGTGAATTCATGGCAAGCCTTTCCTGAAGGTGGAAGTACAGATGGATTATTAGATGGTAACGTAATCTATCCACTTATTGACCACGGTAACACTTATACCGGTATTGTTCCAAATGAGGGGGAGATAAGACATAGTAGTATAGCACACTCTAAACCATTTACCAATAGTTCATACGATTTGGAAAGGGAAAGGTTTAAACCTATGATTAGAGCTAAAGCTGTATGGGATGCAATCTTTGAAGAAGCAGGTTTTACTTATACATCTGATTTTTTGTCAGGTGAAACATTTCAAAAGATATACTTATCAGCCTTTGGTAATGAAGCAAATATTTTAACTGAGTCATTACAGAATACAGGTAAAGCACAGGGTGTAGAGTCAGGACCAAGTTCAGGTCAAGAAATTAATTTAGATATTATATTACTTGACCCTGGTAGTAACTTCTCAGGTGGAAGATATATTGTACCTCAAAGTGGAACTTATACATTTGCTTATGGTTATACAGCTGATGCTAGAAATCCAACACCAATTAGTGCAATATGTAATTTAAGAAGATTTTATGCTGCAGTTAATACTACTTTGGATACTATATCCGATACATTTGAACCAGACTCTGAGGATGACATTCTTATAGCTCTTAATGGTGAACATACTGTTAGTTTACCAGCAGGTGCTGAAATCTTTATAAATTTTAGTAGTGGTGCTGATAATGAAAATATTACAGGTACTTTAGAAATTACCGATGCTCCAGGTCAACAATCAATTGCACCCCTATTATCAAATGATTATAAAAAGATAGATTTTATTAGAGATATCATTACCAAGTTCAGATTGGTTCTTGCACCTGACAAAAATAACTCTTCTAACTTTATTATAGAACCGTGGACATCATATATTGCATCAGGTGATGAGTTTGATTGGACAGATAAATTGGATGTCTCAAAAGACTTTAAAATAAGTCCCCTATTTTATACACAAAGTTCTGTAATTGAATACATAGATAGTGAGGGGGGTGATGATTTGAATGAACAATATCAAGAACAATTTAATGAACCCTTTGGAACATTAAGAGTATTCAGTAATAATGAGTTATTAACAGGTGATAGAAGTATTGAAACCAATATAATACCATTTCCTGTAATGCAAATTGAAGGAGCTGAAGAAGCAAACAATGGTATGGATAATACAATCATTGGTCACAATCACATTCACGAAGCTGAACCTGGTGGAGTATTGCATGAACCTGTTGTATCAAACAAAAGATTGGTATTCTATAATGGTATCAAAGACACAGGTACTATAGCAGCAAGAAATGATACATGGTATATGGAAGATGACTTAGCAGTTGCAACAGGATTTACAGATTATCCTATGATTAGTCCATATTCTGATTTTCCTCTTGTTGCTTCAAGTATTGATTTAAACTGGCAAAGAGAAGAGGGGTATATTAAGTTTGGTCTTCAAAATCAAAACATTGGTAGTTCAGTGTATACTACATATTGGTCAAATTATATAAATTCATTGTATGATAAATGGGCAAGACGTGTTACTGCATATTTTATATTGAACTCACAAGACTTATTAGAATTTAGTTTTGATGATGTAATATTCGTTAAAGACACATATTATTACGTTGAAAAAATATATGATGTTCCATTGGGCGATAAAGCTTCAGTAAAAGTAGACTTGATAAAACTACTAAATAGGTAAAATTTATATTTAAGAGTATGGCACAGGAAGTAGAAATATTTTTTAAGGTAGATGGATTGGAAACATACATCACTGACCTCAATGATTTAGAGGAGGTTTTAAATCAAGTTAAAGGTGCTACGGACTCTACAGCTGCAGCAACAAAAAATTTAGAAAATGATATTGATGATGCCACAAAAGGTATTGAAGAAAGTGAAAGAAGGTTAAATGCATTAGAGGGGGGTATCAAAACATTAGCAGGTTCATTTGAGATACTTGCAGGTTCTGCAGCTTTATTGGGATTGGAAGATAATGAATTCTTTTCAGGATTGGAAGAAAACGTTATCGGTGTACTTGCACTATCTCAAGGTGTTATTGACGCATCAGAAGGTATTAGATTGTTAAAAGACAATACCAAACTTGCAGCTGTTGCACAAAGAATATTCAATACAGTTGCAAACGCTAACCCCTATGTATTACTAGCGACAGCAGTTATTGCATTAGCGGGAGCCGTAGCACTTTACACATCAAGAGCAAAAGACGCTGAGAACCAACAGAAGAGACTCAATAAGACATTCAATGAAAGAGCTCAGTATACATTAGACCAAATTGATTTTGAGGAGGAATTACTACGTGTTAGAGAAGAACTAACACCTGAGAAAGAGATAGAGTTTAATAATCAAAGGATAGAACAAATCAATGAAGAGATTAGGTTATCTCGTCAAAGAATTACAAGTGCAAAAATTGGTGATATTACAGAGGGGGAACAAGAACTTATTGACCGACTTGAAGAGAATATTAAGACAAGACAAGAACAAGCAGCTGGTCTTAGAAGAAGTAATATTTTAATTGAAGAAGGTCAGACTGCTGAAGAAAAGAGATTAGCAGCTGAAAAAGCGGCAGAAGATGAAAGATTAAGAATAGAGAAAGAAGAACAAGCAAGACACGAAAGAGAACTTGCAAGAATTGAAGCTGAGAGACTAGCTGAAGAAAATGCAGCAAATGCTAGAGTAGAAATCTTTGAGAACCAAGCACAACTTGAAGATGAGTTATTCTTAGAGAGTTTAACAGAGGAAGAGAGAAGATTTAGAGCATTAGAAGACCAGTACTATGAAAGACTTAACTTAGCTGAGGGGAATGCTGAACTAATTGCACAAGTTGAAGCAAGTTATGCACAACAACAGATAGATTTAGAAGCTCAAATACAAAAAGAAAGAGTTGAAGGTAATAAGGAAGCTAACGACCAAATTCTTGCAAATACAGAACAATTTAATCAACAACTCATTCAAGCTGAAGAAGCATTACAACAAGCTAAAGTAAATGCGGCACAACAAGGATTTGCGGTATTGTCAGCACTTGCAGGAGAAAACGAAGAATTACAAAAAGTTATCTTTGTTGCATCACAAGCATTTGAAGCCGCACAGATTGCAATTCAAGGTACAAAAGATATCGCACAAGTTAGAAGTGAACAAATAAAAAGTACTACTCAACTTGGAGCACAAGCGGCAGTATTAACAGCAAGATTGGCGGCAGGTGATTTAACAGCGGCACCAGCTTTAGCAACAGTTCAAGGTTCTATAGCCGCAGTAAATGCGGGAGCAACCGCATCAATAGCCGGTATTAAATTAAACACTGCAGCGGGTGTTGCAGGAGTTTTAGCAGCAACTATAGGACAATTAAAAGCAGCTAAAGATACGGGTACAACACCACCCCAAATTAGTGGAGTAGGTGCTTCAGCACCATTAGGTGCGTTACCATCATTTCAAACATCTCAAGGTGAAGATGTGTTAATTGGTGGAACACGTTCACAAGAAGTTACAGGTGGTGGACCTATACAAGCTTATGTAATTGCAAGTGACGTAACAACAGCACAACAAGCAAATCAACAAATAGAAAACCTTTCAAGATTATGATTGACGAAAAAATAGATAAGATAGTAGAACTTGATATTGACGACGAAGAGTTGACAGATGACGTATTTGACGGAACTGGTGTTGAAATAGTTAGTCTTGTTGACAGACCAGCAATTCAAGCAGATTTTTTATACTTCAGTGAAGAAGAGTTTGTAGAACCAATGATTGGTGAAAAACATGATGACTATATGTCACGTTGTATTGGTGTAGAGATTGGTGAGGGTAAAGACCAAGACCAAGCTGTTGCAATTTGTCACAGTAAGTGGGAAGCAGTACACGGACCTACTGAAATGAAAGAAGAATTTGAAAGTTATAGTGACTATCCCAAAGCTGCAAGAGAAAACGCTTGTAGAGCGGTAATACACGCAGATGAAGAAGGTTGGGGTAGTTGTGGAACTGCTGTTGGTAAAAGACGTGCTAGTCAGTTGTGTATGGGTCAAAATATTAGTAGAGACACTATTGCAAGAATGGCTGCATTTGAAAGACACAGACAGAATAAAGATACCCCTTATGATGAAGGTTGTGGTAAACTTATGTGGGATGCATGGGGAGGTGACGAAGGTATTGCATGGGCACAACGTAAGTTAGAACAGATTGACAAAGAAGAGATGTCTAAACACTGTAAAAAAGATAAAGATGGTAAGTGTAAGAAGTCTTATTATACTGAGGAAGAACAGAGAGCTATCTTAGACTTTGCTGAAGACGATAACAATGGTGTTTATATAGGAAAGGATGACTTGTACATAGATATGACTGTAAACAAGTTTGCAGGAGTTGGTGATGTCATCACAGCTATTCGTTCATTAGATGTTCTCAAAAGATTGTCAATCAAAAAAGATAATCCACCTGAAACCTATTGGAGATATACAGGACCTGCAGCACAAAGAGATTTCTGTAGAGCAATGTTGAGACTTGCAAATTCAGGTAAGATATTCTCAACCGATGAGGTAAATAAAATGTCATCTTTAAACAGAGACTTCGGACCTAGAGGTAATTCATCATATTCTAAACTCCAATGGAAGGGGGGACCTAACTGTGTTCACTATTGGACTAAATTGGAGGTGTTTAAAGGTGATACAGGTAACAAGGTAATCATTGCATCAAATAGAGCAGATAATGCAGCTGAAGAGAAAGCAATGAAGTCTAACAATGGTGTACAACCATCACCACAAGGTGCAACACCAAACAATGCATTTATCAAGAAAAGAAACTTTGCATTAAGTATTGATGAAGAAAAGAGAATGGTGGTCGGACCTCTTATGATACCCAATAAGATGATATTACGTAGAGATGAGGAAGGTAACCCATTCTACATTTATTTTTCAAAGAAGACCATTAGAAAGATGGCTGAGAAGTTCTTTAGAAACAATAAACACAACAATACCGATGTTAACCACAACGAGAACATTACTCAGGACAATACATTGATAGAAAGTTGGATAAGTGAAAGTATTAAACATGATAAATCTTATAAGTATGGATTTGCATTACCAGAAGGTACGTGGTATGTTAGTTATAAAATTAATGATGATGAAACGTGGAACCTTATCAAGTCAGGAGAACTTAAGGGATTTAGCCTTGCTGGTGGATTTATTCAAAGAATGAAACCAGTAGACCCTGAGTCTACACTTAATGATATCAAGGATATATTGAAAAAAGTTAAAGAATGATAAAACAACTTATCAATGATAAAGTTATACTGTTGAACACGGGGGCAATCACAGTATCATTCATGGATATAGAAGCTATGTTAAAAATACTTCTATTATCTGTGTCTATAATCTATACCTTAATTCGTCTATATAAGGAATATACCGATATAAATGACGAAAAATAAGGTTTTTATATTTGTAAGTAATAAACCCAAAAAAATATATTAACATGACTGCACAAGAAGCACTTTACAAAATTAGAGTTATGTTAGGAGTAGAGGATGCGATTGAGGAAACATCTCTTGAAACTGAAACAGAGTCTAAGGAAGTAACACTTGCTGAAGCTACACTTGTTGATGGAACTAAGGTCAAGACCGAAGGTGAATTTGAAGTTGGAAAACAATTATTTGTTGTAACAGAAGATGGGGATATCCCCGCTCCTGAAGGATTACACGAAACTTCAGAGGGTATCATAGTAGGTGTTGACGAAGCAGGTATCATCATAAGTATAGAAGAACCAGCAGAAGAAGAGGTTGTCGTAGAAGAAAAAGAGGAATTCGGCGATGACCTCGTAAATCAGATTGTAGGAGCACTCTCTCCAAAGATTGAGGATTTACAAAAACAAATAAACTCTATTAAAGGAGAATTTCACGAATTCAGAGATGGTCCTGCAACTGACAAGATTAGAAATAATATCGGAGCGTTAAACACCGCCGAGAGAAATATTCACGATGCAAGAATGCAAACCATACTTGAAATGAGAAAGCAATCTTTTAAAAAATAAATTAAAATTAAAAATAAATAATCATGGCTACAGGATTTGATGTTACAGCTATTGCTGGTTATATAGACCAGGAGTCTTTTGGACTAATTTCAAAGTCTATCTTAGAAACCAACTTAGCTTCTTTTATGAACGTCCGTGTCGGACTTCAAGGAAACAGCGTAGATATCCCATTGTTAGACACTGACTTTGATGTTCAGGACGGTGCTAATTGCGGATGGAACGCGTCAGGTGATACAACTATTTCAGTTGTTCCAATGACATTAAAAAATAACAAGGTAAACGTTGTTCAGTGTGTTCAAACGTTGAGAGATACTTTCTTCTCACAACAGTTGGCTGCAGGAGCTTACAACGGTGGTACTTCTATTCCTTTTGAGGAGTTGTTGGCTGACCACTTCGTAGGTAAGTTGAATAACTACAATGAGAACTTCATCATCAATGGT